TACTAAACCAGCACTTGTTCCTTCAATCGTAACATTTTTATCGGGAAAACTTTGAGGACTTGCACCTACTCCAATTTTTTGTGCAAATGTGGCGTTTTGACTAGAATCAATAGTTAAAGCTGGATTTGCAAGAGTATCTGTGCCGTTATTGCTTTGAGTAAAAAAATCTATTCTAGTTGCATAGTAATTACTTGTTCCTGTATCCCATGTAGCATCTGCATTAAATTCTATCTTAGCTCCAGTATAAGGTGGTGAGCCACCTGAATCACTACCTTGTGCTAATATAACTCCAATATTATCGTCATCTGCTATAGATGTATCTGATGACCACAATGAAAGAGTTGATGGGTCGTTACTGCCACTATTCTTAATAAATACATCACCACCAAATGTACCACCTCCAAGAACTACTAAATTCCCACTCCCATCAGTTATTCTCAATACTTCTGTTGTATTAGCCTTTATTAAAAAGTCATTATCAGATGCTTGAGATATTAATTGCCATTTATCTGCACTATTGTCACCTTGGTCAGCGTAAAGTTGTAAGACTGCGTTATTTGCTTCTCCTCCAGTAATTCTAACGATACCAGTTGATGAGTCACCGCCATAGACTTCTAAATTTGTACCAAGAGGATAAGGTGATGTGCCGATGGCAACTGCACTACCAAATGTGGTTTTTTTGTCTCCCATAATTGTAAAAGCATTTTCAGAACCACTTCGCACTTGAAATAATTGTACACCTGCATTTGTAGTCGCACTTTTAATTAAAGCCCCAGCACCAGTTGAAGATGTGTTTTCAATTCTAGCTCCCCACTCAGCGTCACCCGAGCCTTTTACTCCTAATAATTCACTAGCAGTAAAAGCTGATGATATTGCTACTCTACCACCAAATGTGGCGTTAGTACCAGCTAAAGTAAGAGTGGTTGTATCTGCTCCATCTGTTAGAACCAAAGCATCTGCACTAGCATCATTTTTAATTCTAGCTTTTACAGTTGTTCCTTCTCTAAATAAAACAGAACTATCTCTATCTGAAGCTGACCTAATATCTACTACGGCACTTGAACTAGCGTGAGTTGATTCTACTATAATATTACCATCAGCAGATGAACTTGTTAAATGCATTAAACCTGACGGGCTCGCAGTTCCTATGCCTAAGCCATTATCAGTAAGCCTCATCTTTTCAGTTCCACCAATGTGAAACATAGTAGAACTGCCATCTAATATTGTGATTTTACTCGATAAGTTGTCATCACCTATAATTAAACCTGAACTGCCACCTGAAAACAATACATAATTACTCGCAGAGTGGAATAAGGAATTAGATACTATGTTTGTTGCAGAACTTTGACCTAATGTAAGATGTCCTGTAGCATCAATTACAAAATGAGCATCTGATGCTCCTCCACTTCCTTCACCAATAAAAAATTCAGTACCATCAAAACCAGTTGAACCACTATCAGCCATACCAGCATACCATTGTGCTGAACCAGCAGTCATAAACTTTAATTGACCTACATCACTAGACGCACCTCTATCAAGTTCAATGTAAGCATTATCACTTGAATTGATTAGAATTGCAGAACCAGCTCCAGCCAAAGTTAATTGCCTTGTTGGGGAACTTTCTCCTATACCTACTTTGCCATCATAGGTGATTCGCATTGACTCATTTAACGTACCGAAAGTTCCTGTTTCAAACGACAGTCCTGAAGATATATTGTTTCCTGAATTAACTTCTGCGATTGACCGAATTTTTCCCACATTTTGAGAGACTCCATTATTTCTTTCAGCCTGAAATTTAATAGCCCCGCCAAATCCAGTAGTTGTTGTCCCAGTAGATAAAGCTTGAAGCGTTAGCATATCCACTTCAGCGTTTGTAGTAGAGTCATTTGACTGTATGTGCATTAAACTTGTTGGAGCATCTACTCCTATACCTACGTTATTAACAAAAAAAGCAGTACCATCATTATTAATTCTAAATTTTTGAGTGCCATTTATACTAGCTATAAGTGGTCTGTATCCAACTGGAGAGTTAATTGTTAAACCTGAACTTCCCATTTGAAAAGTTGTTTCAACTGCAACTCCATCTCTTTTTAAAGCTAGTGTATGTTCAATAGATACTTTTTCATTAGTAGTATCCACAATAAAAACATCTCCACCATCATCATTCTTGCGTACTAATAAGGCTTCTGTATTGGTTACATCAATAGTTGATGTGCCTTGTATAACTTCATCTACACTAAGAGATATTCCACCTTGGACTTCTAAGTCTCCTGTGATTGTAACATCGCCATCCATTTCCCCACCATTACCGAGGTTTTTTATGGCACTTTGCCCCATTGATCCAAACATCTTAAATCTCCACTATTCTAACAGAACCAGTATTTGTAGATGTGCTGTTATAATTAAAATATATTGTCATCCCCAGCCCTCTAGGAACTGTAAGAAAAAAGTTTGTGTTTGCTGGTATTAGAAGATCATTACTTGCATTTACATTTGTTTCTGATGTTGTAAAGTTGTAGTAAAGCTCTACGGCACTATATACTCCAAGTGTTCCTGTAGAACCAAGTAATGATTTATGTGTTGTGTTTGCAACATCTGCTGAACTTCCTGCTGTTCCTGCTGTTGCTACTGTCCATTGACCACCACTAGTAGTGTTAAGTGCTTCTTGGACTGAATATGTATGTAGGTCTGCCATTTTTTCTTCCTCTCTAAGCTAATGACTAAAGCGTGAACGAGATCGTCTTAGTCTTTATTTCTTTTTCTTTTTCACTTTTTTAACAAGTTTTTTTGCAACTGACTTTACAGTCTTTTTCTTAAATGGGGAATAGTCGTTCTCACTCATTATACGAATATAGCCTTTAGCTTTTAACTCGTCTAATTTTTCAGGATGTCGTTTAAGTAGTTCATCCTCAAGCCTTTCTATTTTTCCATTTTTAAACCAATATTGCATAAAATCTCCAATCTAATGGGGGCAGGAATAAACCTACCCCCAATTAAAACTAGGTTATTAGTCTTCGTTAGTAAACTTAACACCTTTCTTATTATCAGAATCATCAATCAATTTAACTCCGTATAATAAATCAGATACAACTTTTGTACCTAAAGCATCAACAGAATATTCTGACTGAACCCTTACTTCTTGCTGTGAAGCAAAAACACAAGCTGATTTATGAAAGATTGCACCCGGAATTGTAGAACTTGTACCAGCAGTTGAGACTGTATTGCTCATATATACGTCAATTCCGTATAATGATCCAACCATTCCTGATCTTAGTCCACGATTTCCTTCACCGACAGCATCATTACGAATGAAATACTGTGCTATACCAGCAGATGGGTTAAGTATATCTGCAAATAAAGTTGGATTAACAACCATAGCACATTCACCATCCATGTAAGGAATGTCTGCTTCACCTAATGTAGCAAGAGCAGATTCAAATACAGATGCAGTTAATGTATCATCAGCAGATAATGCCTGAGAGGCATTTAATCCATCTAACTCACCCCAAATATCAGTATCTACCTGACGAGCAAGAGCTTCACCCATCATTCTTGAATACTTAGCTACTAAATCAGCCTCAGACTGAATCAAAGCTACATCTTCAAATAACTTTGCAACATACTTGTGCTTGTTAATTGATAGCTGAGTTGTAGTGGTTGCAGTTGCATCATAGGATACATCTGATCCTGCTGATTTATCTGAAGCACTAATTAAACTCATTTCTGGAATGTTAATTGCATCTCCATAGCCTTTTGATCCAACTAATGCTGAATAGTCATCTACTAAACCTCTGAATACACTTTTTCTTTCAAAGTATTTATAGATACCATCTGCCCAAATTTCTGGGATAAAATGCTGATCTGTTGTAGTAGTTACTGGACTACCTTGATAATGTTTTGCCATTTAATTTACCTTTTAATGTATGAATCTAGTATTGCTTGCCAATTACTTCTTCGTTGTTCGTCTGGCATAGCTACCCAATCAGAAGGCGTACCTGAAGGCACAGTCCCTTTTCTATCTGGTGGGTTTTGTTTTTCTACTTCAGAAAATTCTTCAACGATGTTTAGAAGTATATCAGTATCAACACTAGCAAATTTTTCTCTTTTAGATTCAGGAAGTCTAGCTAAAGCTGTTTCACGAAGTCTACTGTCCATATCTTCCCATTTTTCTTTATAACCTTTATAGGAATCTACTTCTTTTACTAGCTCAGAGTTTAACTCTTGCCATTTCTCTTCTTCTTGTAGCTTTGCTCTTCTTTGATCTTCCTCTTTTGTTGCAAAGGCTTTCATCTGATCTCGTAA